GGGGCATGGTCCGGCATGGGGCCCCATCCGGACGACGAAGACGAGGTCCGCGCCGCACTCGCCGACGCCGAGGCCGGGCGCCTCCTGAGCGCCGAGGAGTCGGCGGCCTACTTGCGCTGGCTCGAGGCCGGCGAGGGCAACTGTCCGGAGATGCCAGATAGTTCGCCCTAGTTCGCCCGGCGCGTAGCCCGGTGCGCACCTGGTGGCACGCACGGCACACCGTGAATGTGTCACATTGCTGCTAGGCACATATTGTGCCATGCTGGGCCATATGCCCCCCCGGAAGCCGATCATCCGGACGCAACACGCGCGCACCTCGCACGCGCCGGCGCCGAACGCGGACGGCGCGGATCCCGAAATGCCCTCAGTCCCCGCGAGCGCGCCGTGGTCCCAGCGGCAGCACGATGTGTTGCTGGGCGCCCTGCGCCGCGGGCACTACATCGCGGTCGCTGCGAAGCTCGCGGGGATCCCCACTTCGACGCTTTACCAAGTGCGCGAAAAGAGCGGTGACCTCCGCGTCCAGCTGTCCGCGGCGCTGGCGGCCTCGGAGGACGCATGCCTTGGCTCGATCGCCGACGAGCCATCGTGGCAGGCGCGCGCGTGGATCCTCGAGCGGAGATTCCCGGCGAGGTGGGCCAAGCGTGTCGACCTCGCCACGCCAGGGGCCGGCGCCGAGGTCTCGCGCGAGCAGGAGCGGGTGCTGGCCGAGTGGGCCGCCGCGAAGAAGTCGGACGAGGGCGACGGCACATGACCGCCCTGTCGGAGGAGACGGGGCCGCTCGAGCTTGCGACTCGAGCGATGCTCGACGGCGACCGCGCATACGTCGCGAAGAGCTGGGTGTCCAGCTACGAGCGCCTAGCGCGCATCCCGCCCACGGTCTACGCCGAGCACTACCCGGCGGTGGTCGCGGCCTGTCTCGAGGGCGCCCAGACCGTTGTGCTCGTGGTGGCCCGGACTCCGACGCTGGTCGTCGGATTCGCCTGCGGGGCGCCACATGACGGCGTCCTGCACTACGTCTACGTCCGCGCCGAGGCGCGCGGCGGCGGTCTCGGGACACGACTCGTGCGAGCGCTGTTCGCGGACAGGCCCCTGCCTGCGCGGGTGCACTGCACGGCGCGGCTGCCGTGGCCGAGCAAGCGATTCGTGTTCAACCCATTCAAACTCGGAGTCGTGCTGTGAAGATTGATGTCCTCATCGCGCGCCCAGACTGCCCTCTTCGCGTCCCGTCACTGGACGGAACGCGGGCGGGGGCAGCGCACGCGCTCATCGCCGCGGCGGACCATCCCGGTCTCGTGATCAACAGCGGGCCCGGCGGGGTCGAGCTGTGCCGCGGCGGACGGTCGTGGCACGTCCCGTGGTCGTCCGTGGCGCAGGCTCTTTTTGCGGTCGTCGACGAGACGACGCGCGCGGGGAGACGATGAGGTCCGGGCGCTCGGGGCTGCGGCGCAGCGTGCTCGGCGAGGTCGGAGCGCTACTGCTCCCGGCCCGGTACGCGCCCTCGGCGCCCGGGTCCACCCTGCCCGTCTGCTCGCGCTGCCGGTGCTACTGCGCCATCGAGCTCGTCGAGGCGGGGCCCACCATCGCGCGCGTGCTCGTCACGTGCCGCAGGCACAAGAGCTCAAGCGGCAACGACGCGCAGCAGCTCGTGACTTTCAATATGGTCGACTCGGAGTGGGACGAGCACGACCTTGGGAAGTGCATCCGAGGCGTGGCGTGGTTTGAGGAGTCGACGCGCAACGAAGACTTTTCGGACGTCGGGTGACGGCGATATGGCGCGCGTCCGCGTCTCTCCGGCGACCTACGAGCGATGCTGTGGCGAGCTCGCAATGGCGTGGACGCTCGAGGCCATGCTCGAGCACGACCTGGGCTTTGGTCTTCGACTGTCGCCGCTCCAGCGAGCGGTCGCGCGCGTCGTTGAGGGGCGGTCGCTCGGGGCCTTGGCGCAGCGCCCGGAGGTGGTCGCAGCGCTCGGCGGCGACGATGCCGTGGCCACGCTCGCCTCGCTCGGTCGCGTGCGCGAGCTCGCGCTCGTCGCTGCGATCCGCAGCGGCAAGAGCCTCCTTGTCGCGGGCGTCGCCGTCCACTCCTCGCTTCACGCGGACCTGTCCTCGCTCGGGCCCGGCGAGGTCGCGCGGTTCCCCGTGATCAGCCTTACTCGGGACCTTGCCAAGGTGATCTTCGAGAAGGTCGTAGGCCATGTCCAAGAGAGCCCGGTTTTGCGCACGTTCCTGGCGCGTCCGCCGACCGCGACGACTGTCACGCTTCGCCGTCCTGTCGACGGGCGGCTGACGGAGATCACCGTCACGGCCGGCGCGCGCGCTGGTGGGTCGCTCGTAGGGCGGTGGCTTACGGGACTCGCTGTCGACGAGTACGCGCGCATGACGGGCGACGCCAGCGAGGGCGTGATCAACTGGGCCGAGTCGGTTCGCGCAGCGCGCGAGCGCGTACGCCCGGGCGGCAGCATCGTGCACACGAGCGCGCCGCACGGCCCGTTCGGGCCTGCTTACACGCACGTGACGGAGCACCACGGACGCCCGACGCGACAGCTCGTCGTGGTGCACGCTCCAGGATGGGACATGTACCCGGCGTACTGGACGCCGGAGCGTGTTGAGGCGGCGAAGGGTACGGACGCGTACGTGACAGACGTCGCGGCGCAGTTTGCGACGCTCGAGGAGGCGCTCATCTCGAGCGACCTGGTGGAGCGCGCGATGCGCCCGGACGCAGCGCCGGAGCCACCCCGCGAGGGCGCCTCGTATGTGGCCTGTATCGACCCTGCGACGCGCGGCAACGCATGGACACTGCTGGTGTTTACGCGCGAAGGCGACGCCACACGCTGCGTGCTCGCGCGGGAGTGGATCGGGTCGCGTGTCGCTCCGCTTTCGCCGAAGGCGGTGCTGGCGGAGATCGCCGAGTCCGTTGCGCCATATCGCATCCGATCGCTCCGATCGGACCAATGGAGCGCAGACGCGCTAAACGATCTTGCGCGCGACGCCGGCGTGTACATCGAGCCGCTGCACTGGACTGAGCGCGAGCGGTACGAGGCGTACCAGCGCATCAGGAATGCGCTGGAGCGCGGGAGGCTTTCGCTCCCGCGTGTCGCTCATCTGCGCGAGGACCTCGCGCGCGTAAGGCGTCGTGTCACGAGGACGGGGGCGTCGGTCGACCTCCCCGTGACGAGCGACGGGCGGCATTGCGACTACGCGCCGGCGCTCGCGCTCGGGCTGGCGGCGTACATCCCAGACTATGCGGAGCCGCCCACGCATGCGCAGCGTACGCGGGACGAGAGACGAGCGCTCGCGCGCCGGCAGTTTGGCGAAGACGACAGGCCGAGGTGGGCGTCATGAGACATGACGGGACGCGACGGGTGTGGTGGGACCGCAGCGAGGTCGCGCCAGAAGACGCGCACGAGCATCTCGTGCGCGCATATCGCGACGAGCGTGATGCGCAGTCGGCCCGCTACCAAACCATCGCGCGCTACGTGTCGTGCTACGAACACGGGTTTGGCGGCGGGGTGGTCATCCAGGATGGTGATGAGCCGCCGCGGCCGGAAAGGCTGTTTTTCAACGCCGCTGCAAACGCGTTGGATACGTGGGTCGCCGCGGTCGCGGGTACGCGCGTCGTGCCGCAGGCCACGACAGAGCGACAGATGAGCGGAGGCGCCCGAGCTCGCGCCGAGGACGTCAATAAAGGCCTGGAAGCGGTGTGGGACGCGTGTGGAATCGAGGCGCTCAAGGTTGAGGTTGTTCGGGACTTCGGTTTGACCGGGCTTGGTGCTCTTTGGGGGTACGCGGACGACGACGAGGTCACCGTGCAGCGCGTAGACCCGCAGGACATCGTGGCGGCGCGCGCGGAGAGCCGTCTCGGTGCGCCCCGGTGCATCATGCTGCGCGTGCTGCTCGACCGCGGGCAGGCGCTAGCGACGTACGCGGTGCGGGGCGACGCGGAGGGATTCGTCGGAAGCGTGGCCGCGCGCCGCGCGGCGCTCGAGGACGCCGCGGCGGCGTCGGTGGACGACTGGGCCGCGGACGAGGATATCCTCGAGGTCATCGTCGGGTACCACCTTCCGAGCGCGAAGGGCGCGGACGACGGTCGGATGGTCGTCGCCGTCGAGGGCGCGACGCTCGTAGACCGTGCGTGGTCGCGCCAGCGGTTCCCTATCGCGCTGTATCGCGCGAAACGCGCGCGGCGCGGGCTATGGGGTATCCCGCTGATGAGGCAGCTTTTTGGCGCGCAGAGGGAGTTCGAGGCGCTTACCTCGAAGATCGAACTGGCTCACCACCGTATGGGCGGGACGCATCTCGTCGTCGTCGGGGGCGCCGGAGAGGAAGAACCGGTGGTGCAACAGGAGATCAGCAACGGCCAGGGCACCGTGCTTCGCATGCGGAGCGGGGACATCAAGCCGCTGACGCCGAACGCTGTCGCGCCGGAGACGGTTCGGTACCACGCAGACATCGCCGACGGGATGCTGCGGTTCAATGGCCTGTCCCCGTATGCAGCGCAGGGCCAGGTACCGGCAGGGATCACCGGCAGCGGTGAAGCGCAACGCGTCTATGCCGACACGAGCAACCAACGCCTTATCGAGGCGCACCGCGAGATCGAGCGATTCTCTCTGGAGGTCGCGGAATGCATCCTCGATGCGATCGAGGATGTCGTCGAGCGCCATGGCGCGTATGTCGTGCGGCACGGCGCGCCTGGCGGGTTCTCGGAGATCGACTGGGCGGAGCTCATCAAGGATCGGCGCCACATGCGGCTGCGTATGGGGCCGGTGAGCTTCTTGGCCCAGACCGAGAGCGCCAAGCGCGCGCGGATCGACGAGTGGTTCAACGCGAAGCTGATATCGCCGAGCACGTACAAGAGATTGTCTGGCGTGGCTGACCTCGAGGCAGAGCGTCAGCTTGACGTGTCCGACGAGGAGATCGTCGACAAGTGCATCGAGGCGATCGTCGAAAGGGGGGCGGACATCCTCCCCGAGGGAACAGATAATTTCGCACTGATCGTCGCCCGCGGCACTCGT